AGTTTCAGGATTAAGAGAATAAACAACATCTCCAATAGAAACATTTTTTATTTTTCGCCAACCTTTTTCTGTATAAACTTCTGTATCGTCTGAATAACATCCGGGGAATCGTGGCGGCGTTTCATCTCCCGAAGGAAATGCATCGTTAAAGGGAATGACTCCCGCTCCTTCATTTTCCAAACACCCCTCGCTTACTCTATCGTCTCCGGCAGTTATCCAAGATTTAGCTTCAATTCCCATCTCCTTGCCTCTATCCATAAAAGCTTTACCAAGTGCAGTTGCTGTTTCGGTGCTCGCTATTAACTTGCCACGATAAACGCTCATATCCTGTATCTTGTTTCTTATGTCCCTTCCAAGTCCCGGCACGCCTCTTTTATTCTTAATGCCGTCGCTAACAACTTTTGCTAATTGGCTTTTCGTTTCCCTATCCATTCCAGTTACAAGTTGAGCAGAATGTTTTTCAGCCCAGCTGATTACTTTAGCATCTGGGATGCCTTCATAAGCCAAACCCCCGTAATCCATCATCTCGGCAGAGCCACTGATATAAATCGTAGTTAAGTGCCCAGCCACCTTTGCTTTAAAAGAAGTATTTAATGCCCTCAAAACCGAACCTACCATTTCATCTGATTCTCCACCGATAGATTCTTTTATATATTTATAGTATAAATACTCTAATTCAGTATAAGGAAAAGCTACACTTAAAGCCTTAAAATAATCAGCTACTTCCTTCTCAAGTCTTTTTGCGAGTTTCTGATTCACCCTCGACTGAGAATTACAAGGAATTGAATTATTCAAAGATTCAATTAGAGTATCTAAGGTATTCATTTTTTCTTTTTCCCTTTATTAGATTCTACTTTTATAAATCCCGTGCCTTTGCATCGTGGGCATACGACCCTAATCAGTCCAGCTTGGTATTCTAAAAAACCTTTCCCGTTGCATTTTGGGCATACAATTTTTCTCCGTTTCGTTTCAGTTTTTTTCTGTATTTCTTTCATTCTTTTTTCTCCTCTATTCCTTCCTTAAAGTTTCTTAAAGTTCTCATTAGCATTGAAATGGTCAAACTCTCCTTATTATCGGTAATATTTTTCAAAGCCTGCTCAACATCTTTAATGCCCATTGACATCAAAGCTTGTTGTAAAACATCGTCAGAATCAGCAAGTCTTGGGATTTGAGGTATCAATGCAGCTATATTTTTAGCGACTGCCGAAGATTCCTCAGGAGTTATTGCAGGTAAGTCAAAGTCAAAAACTCTCTCGTCTTCGGGTACTTCGTTATACTCTAATACCATATTTGAAATATCCTCATACGCTTCAAGCCATAAAGTCTGGTAAGAATTAAACATCTTAACCATCGGCAGTTCTACGGTCTGAGCAGTTGCCAAGCTTCCAATGGATATATCTCCGAAGTACTGTTCGGTTATCCCAACTGCTGCGCAAATCATTAACTTTAACATTCTTCCGTCTTGGTAAGCTCCACTTGCTCCCGTATCAGTCTTGATTGGCTGCGTATCTGAACCCATGTTTTCAATTAACCAGCTTCCTGCATCAGGTTTTGTCTGGTCTGTTTTTGTTTTAATTTTTGAAACTGCACCGCTTGGAACTTTTGTCTTCCAAGCGAACCTTGCTAAAGCCAATATAACCGCTACACGAGCAGCCAAGAACTGACGATAAAGTTTTATCCAGTCCATTGCAGGCAAAAGCAAAGGCAGTCCGTTCGGCTCTCGCTCCATATGATAGATCAGGGCTTCTTCGGTCATCTTTATGAGTTTTCCCTTACTATCTAAAACGCCCTCGTCTTTAATGTTTTGCCAAGACCTGTAATAAGCTTTAACTGATTTTCCCTGCGTGTTAGTCCATTCTCTCTTGTAGTATCTTATGTCTTCTTTGTCATCGGGATTGGTGATAACATCCGTTATCTCCAACGGGTCTATTCTCCTGACCGTTACCTTTCCTTCGGCTCCTAAAAACAAAGCAAAATACACATTGCCGTCTGTCAATAATTTGTAAGAATTCTTGCGCTGCCCCTTACAAGATAAAACTGGCTTGTTTATGCGAGCATCCCAGAAATCGTCTAATATTTTCTTTACCTTGTCATCTTCGGCTTTTCTGATTATCCCCGTGCCTAAAGTATAATCGCTCCAAAGTCGGAGAGCTTGAGTAGCCATTGGGTCTATTTGAGCATAGTACCGTGAACGCTTTATTATGCTTTTCTTCTGCTCTTCCGTATATTCACCTTTCTGAATCAGTTTACTCATATTAATCCAGCCCTTGTCTTCGGAGGCAAAAACATCTTCTACTGACTTGTAAGCTTCTTTAAACACTTTTCCGAGCTTTAAGTCTTCTATGGTTATCTCTTTTGTCTCTTTTATCTCTTTTGTTTCTTTCTTCTTTTTCATCTACCCTCCTAATAATCTATATCAACTAAACTCATTGCGTCATATATTACTTTCTTTTCTTCCTCATCTCTTATAACATAACCTAATTTTCCCATTAGAGCATAATCTCTTGCATCCATTCCATGACTCCAGATGTGAGTAGTCTTGTCAGTCAGTTTACCGTTCTTGTCTTCCATGTATCTGAAATTTCTCTGTTCTTTTATACACTTTATAGAGTCTTCCGTCCAGAACTGTTTATACTGCCTCATTTTCTGATGCCTGAATTCAACGCTTCCCGGCCCCTTCTTAACTCCGAAAATATTAAGTCCCATTTGTGAGATTTCTTCAATAGATTTTGGTTCTGCTGAATCTGCAAATATTTCGTCAGAGTTCTTTCTTACTCCAAGCTCTAAAGCTTTATGTACTATGTCGGGGTTTGTCAAGCCTACCTCGTGAAACAACTCTCTAGAATAAATAGAATCTCCAATAAGCACATTCTTAACCAAGACTGACGGGTCATTTGAGAATCCGAAATCAAGCCCGTAAAACACATCGCCTCTGGGAAGTTCTTTTACTGTATTAAAGAGAGGATATACAAGCCCTTCAATTTTGCCGAGTTTTCCAAGTCCGTAAACATTCCACCAGTTCGGGTCTTTGTCTTTATTGCTTTCAATATTCTCCACAACTTCGGGAGGAACGACTTTTAAGGCGTCTTTATAGGTGCTGTGAATGTAAGCATTTTCGAGTTCGTTTATCCAATATTCGTGTGCCCAAAATTCACTTACCGGGTTCCAGTCCGCAAAAGTAAATTTCTTTGTCCTGATATCAAGCCCTCTTGCAGTTTCCCATGGTATATTATTTGCTTCGTTAATAAAAAGAATATCCCTTCTCGGTCCCCGTATCTTATCTGATTCGTTAGCTCCGAAGAATTCTATTACTCCCTTTCCAAAAGAATAAACATGTGCCGTTTTGTTCCACCTCGGGTTGTTATCTTGGCTCTCGTCTAAAATATTAAAAAAGTCCCTGATAGCGCCTTTTCTTAAGTGAGGTAGAGATTCACTAACAATGGAAATTAAGAGCTTTGATTTTGTATGACTTGCGATAAGAATTAATAATTGAAGTATTGAATAAGTATTGTGAGTAACAGTAAAATCCTCAAGTAAAAATAAATGATCCCCACTAATTTCAAAGCCAAAATAATCACCGTATCCAGCTGGTTCAACCTTCAAAGATGATACATATCTACGAGGTAAAAAAGTACTATTTATTTTTTTGCGTTCCAACTTTACGGGGATTTCTCCCATATTGTCACCAACAAATTCTACTCTATAAGAATCCGTTTCGTAAATAGAACCATCTTTGCGTTTCATTTTAGCTTTGTAACTATGAAAGGTCGCATAAAAACCAAGAGACCTTACTAAAAGAAGTATATCCTCTGCTAATGCCTTATTTACTTGCGTTATAGCAAATGTCCCTCTGTGAGTTTTGTATCCATCAGAATCAATCAACCCCGCTAAAAGTCCAAGTCTAACTTGTCTACTATTATTTAAATATTCTTTTGGAATACATCTATTTTTTAATATTCCATAATTTCTTAATGCTGTTCTTAAGGGATTCGTTCTGCCCCCCGCTGTCTTTACTAAAGCGTGTCCATATTTATCACATTTTATTTTATGATAAATTAAATCATTTCTAACTACAAACTCCTTTAAATAATCTATAATTTCTTTATCTGAATTAGTAATACTGGTAGTTCCTCGAGTTCCATCACCAAGAAATAATCCGACAAAATAAGGCTCTATTTTAACTTTTCGATATGGTAATTCTACTCCCGGTAATTTCCATCCCTTATGTCTTCGTTTCCATTTGAGGCTCTTTTTTATATATTCGGGCAACGAAATATTTGTTACTTCATAAGAATGGTCATTTCTTACATATACCCTCTTTTGACGTCCTTTTCCAAGAGAGGGATCTATCCTTACACTTTTGCGAATTTCTTTCCAATTCTCTTTTAAGGATAAAATATGGTTACTTGAAACAATATAATCTATTCCCCGTGCCTGTTTAATTTTGAAAAGATTATCCTGTCCCCGATATAACTTTAATACTTTGCGAGGCTTCCCGTCAATTCCCATTAACTCGTCCCCAACCTTAATATCCTCAACTGCCTTGAGAGTTAAATCAGCCATTATAATACGTGTACCTTTCCCGAGACACTTACTTGAGTATGTGCCACCCTCGTTTAGGGCTCTTCTTTTATTTGAAAGCCAAGCTTCCTCATTCTTTTCAAAAACTTCAGTTGTTATTATTCTCAAGTATTTTCACCTTTCAAAATCTTTTCAGTTAGTTCTTTTGCCTTCTCTGATACTACCT